ATGGCGTGGCACGATCCTCTCGCGAGGGTCGGACTACGTCATGGCACGGACGACCTGAACAGGTCCTCCGCGTTTGGAGGGGTTTACCCCCCGTATTCCGGACGCAACGTCGATAGGTATGAACTTGCCCTCCGTCTCCTGCGTCTCGCGCCACCACTTGAGCACAAGGTGCCAAGGGGTGGAAGCAGAGAACTGGCGAGGACCGGGAGGGGGCAGTTTCAAGATACCTGGTTTCATTGCCTTTGGTCGGCATGGACGATATTTTCCCCCGAACGACCAGTACAACTTATGCGACTGTGTAACCACATGCCGTCGTATCGTTCGGTTACTTACGAAGCACGAACCCTCGGTAGGTACTTGAGTTGCCAATCCCCACTCGGCAACGTCAAAGTCACTACCGAAAGTGCTCCGTATGCTCTCAAACGTCCTCGGATCGGACGGAGAGAAGAAAACATCGATCCTGCCGGCATACTTGGATGGGTCAACCTCGTCAATATCATTGACGAGTCTGTAAAGTTGCGAGCGTACCGCCTTAGGCATGTCGCGCATCCCCTTGCTAGGATGGCCAAGACCGCCCAGAGCTGCAGGCAGCTCTGGAGGTCGCCTAAGTCGGCGAGCCTTAGCTCTCACTCCCTTACAGAGGACACGGGCGACCCTCTTCAGTTGTTTCCACTGCTGAGGGAAGTAGTTACCCTTGTCCATGACCCCATTACCATCTCTCATGAATTGTTTAAGCGGATATGGGTTGAAATAGACGGCCGGTCCGCCACCCACATCTACGAGGCCAAAGAGCTCGCAGAAAGTCCAACCCTTCTTACCAAAGAAGGATTTCCGCTCATGCAATCCACTACCTACACTCTCAACTCTGCGAGAGTAGGTACCTATATCCCTGGCGCGTGTAACAGCGACCACATCGTCACCACAGATGGCAACGAGTGGACCGAGCGCTGTACAGCACCAACCGTTTATCAAGGTCAGAACTGTGAAAGACAGGGGGGTACCCATCAGACAACCTCGTGCCATTGGTACGAGTACAGAACTGCCTCCCTCCTTGATAATCGAAGGAATAGTGAGAACCCTCTCCCAATGTCTTTTGGTGAAAGACGACTTTTGGTATCGGACATAGTGCGTCTTGTCACCTACGCCAAGGCTGTAGGTGGCAAGTTCAAGGTAAGACGGGTCAAGTCCTGCCTTGCCAAGGC